CGGATACACAGACTTAAAGCCCTCGGCAACGCCGTCGTCCCACAATGCGCCGAATACGTAGGACGCAGGATCATGGAGTCACAAGCAGAGCTGGCGATATGACGTTCACGATACGGTGCTGTTGTTTTGGGGCCTCGCTTTGAAGCGACCGTGATCAAATGAAATTAACAATGAAGATGGACTGTGCCGAGATCCGCAGCGTGCTGGGCGATTACCTGCGGTCGGTGCTCGGTGACGGGTGGACCGTCGAGGGCATAGAGTTGGTTCGACGCAAGAGTGGCGACTTCGAGGCAGAGGTCGGCGTAGTCAAGGGGCCGAAGCAAATAATACTGCATCCGCAAGCCGACCAGACCGAAGTTGGTCAAAGCCGGAAGCACGAACTTGAGGCGCTCATCCAGCAGAGGGACCGAGAGAAGAAGGGCTGATGGTCCAATGACGTTCGCGATACCAGGAGATCCACTCGGTGCCCCCTAAAAAAACCAGGAACAAGTCGGAGCGCGAGGCCCACCTGAACCTCGTGGCCCAGGGCATACGTGACGGCAAGACGATGCGCCAGCAGATGAGGGAACTGGACAGGTCGATGTACGCCATCCAGTATGATCGGGCGCAGTTGAAAATGCGATGGGCAAAGGAGAACAATCAGCACATCCAGATGGAGAAGTTTGACCAACTCGAAAAGCTCAACCGGATCGAAGAGGAAGCGTGGGAGGCGTGGGACCGTAGCGTGGGCGAAACGGTAAAACAAACGCGACGTGTGACCCAAAAGGCAGGCGCACAGACGCAGATCGTATCAGAGGAAACAGTCACGTTGGCTGGCGACCCAAGGTTCCTGGAGCAGGTGAACAAGGTCGTGGTGCAGCGCAGGGCCATCCTCGGGTTGGACGCACCGAAGGAGGTTAACGTTGAATCAAACAATACCACTGTCAACGTTGAAGCCAACGTCGCCCTCGGAATACAACAGGCTGCTCGATTCCTTGCAGACGCTCTCGGGCGAGATCCAATTGGAGACGCTGCGGTGGTTGTGCCGGAACGACCTGTTCTTCCTCCTGGTCTACGGATGCAAGAGGGAGGACGCGAACAGGCAGTGGATTCTGGACAGGTGCAGGGAGGTGGAGCAGAGTCCGAACGGCCATCTGGATCTGTGGGCGAGGGAGCATTACAAGAGCACGATCATCACGTTCGCCCTGACGATACAGGACGTGCTGAACGACCCGGAACTAACGGTGTGCATTCTGAGTTACAACCGCCCGACAGCAAAGGCATTCCTCCGCCAGATCAAGGAAGAACTGGAGAACAATGAATACCTCCGGGCGTGGTTTCCCGACATCCTGTATGCCAACCCTCGCACCGAGTCTCCGAAGTGGAGCGAGAACGAAGGGCTTGTCGTTCGCCGTGACAGCAACCCACGGGAAGCAACGGTTGAAGCCTACGGGCTGGTGGACGGTATGCCGACTGGAAGACACTACGGCATCTTGGTCTACGATGACGTGGTCACGGAGCACAGCGTCTCCACTGCCGACCAAGTGCGTAAGACCACGGAGCGGTGGGAACTGTCGATCAACCTCGGCAGCGACGGCGGCGTAAAGCGGTATATTGGAACACGCTATGACGACATGGACACTTACAACACGATGCTTTCCAGAGGCGTTGCTGCCCCTCGGATCTATCCCGCTACAGACAACGGCCAGATTTCCGGAGCACCAGTCCTGCTGTCAAGCGCGTACCTGGCAGAGAAGCGACTCAACATGTCCGAGTATATCTTCTCCTGCCAGATGCTACTCGACCCGATCGTAACCGACAATGCATTCTTCGACATCAATCAGATCCATCGTTGCGAACGGAACGAGATCCCTAAAAGTCTTACCATCTATGCCGCTTCTGATTATGCAATCACGGACAGCGCCGGAGACTGGACAGTCCACATCGTGGTCGGCGTCGATGGGAACCAGGAGCTATGGGTGCTTGACCTCTGGCGTGACCAAAGCCAGTCCGACGTGTGGATTGAATCAGCCATAGACTTGATGAAGCTTTACAGGCCCGTGCGATGGTTCGAAGAGAACAGTGTGATCAATAAATCGGTCGGCCCATTCCTCGTGCGTAGAATGCGAGAGCGCGGAGCTTTTATTCCCCGGACGCCCGTTGCCGTCGCTGCCAATAAGGCCGCGAGAGCGCGATCTATACAGGGGCGGATACAGATGGGAATGCTCCACGTTCCATCCGATGCCGACTGGGCTGATGACTTCATCCTGGAACTGCGAAGGTTCCCGAACACCAGTGTTGACGATCAGGTCGATGCTGTGGCCTTTCTCGGTATGGGACTTGAGCAGATCTATGGACCTATGGTTGTTGAAGAAGTCAACAGGCCAGACCCCGTTGCTTCTGCCGAGTCGATCCTTGAAAGTCTACGGCAGGGCATACGTGAGCGGAGTCTGAGGTGACGAGCCAGTCCGTTGATTATATCCACACGGCCCGGTGCCTCCCCGAGGGGCATCGCTTCCGCTTGCGCTATGGCGTTTCCGGTCCCTGCGTCAACCTTGGCCCCGAAGGCAAGTGGACTGTTCGCTGTCCTGAGTGCAACACGGACGGATGGAAAGTCAGCACCATGCACCGTGAATGCATAACGGGATATGAAGTCGGTCCAGGGGTTCGAGTCCTTGCGGAGCCGCTGGAATCGAAAGCAGCCAAGAGTCGGAGGGCTGCGCGTCCTGACGGTTTGCAAACTCGCAAGGCCACGCGTAAAGGCGCACGGATACCAGAGAAGGAGTTCGTTGAGCTTATACGCAACCGCTTCGGAGATGCTGCGGTTCAGGAATATCAAGCGCAGGTATGGAATTAGGGGGAACGATGAAGCAGGAAGAGATCACCAAGTGGCGCAGCACCATCGAGAACTGCGAGAAGTGGATGCGCCCAAAGCACAAGCGCTGGGAAGAACTTCTGAAGCTCTACAACCTGGAGTTGAAAGTGGGCGGTATGGCCGACGAGTTCGTGCAGCGCATTTCTCGATTCTATCCGATGACCCGGAGACTGATCGCATCGGTTTCATTCAACTACCCACGCGCATTTCTAAGCGTTGACGAAGAGCCGTTTGAACATGGGGCAGAAGTCTTGGAGCGGTTCGGCAACGAATCACTGGAGGCGATGAAGGCCAAGCCCGAAGTACAGCAGTGCATCTTCGATGCGCTTTATTGCTTCCGGGGGTTCTTGAAGATCGGATTTAATACGGCGGGCAAGGAGTCCGAGGCCCCCTATGTAACATCGGACTCCCTGGCAAACGACTTCCCGTTCGTCAAGCGGATCAATCCTTTTAACGTGTTCGTGGACCCTTTGTGCCCTCCCAATGATTTCAGCGCGGCCCAATATGTCATAGAGCGCATGCTTGTCCCGCTGGAGTTCGTTAAGGCAGATCCGCGGTTCAGCAAATTCAAGCGGCAGTTTAAGGCTCTCGGTGGATCAGACCCAGCCATTACCGATATGCTGACCGACATACATAATGGGCTGATTGAATCAAACGTGGAAGAGGATGCAATCAAGGAAGCGAAGCGCCTCTCGCAGATGGTATGCCTCCACGAAATCCACGACCGCATTCATCGCAAGCGCATTGTGTTTGCCAACGACATCGAAGATCCGGTGGAAGATATACAACACCCCTTCGCCGAGGTCGAAGCTCAGACCGCATCCGATCCACTGACCGGCCAAGAGCTACTGACAGGCGAATTTAAAAAGGGCGAAGGCTTTATCATCGAAGGCGGATTCCCGTACTACAGCCTCGCCTTTGATGCCTGCGACAGGTTCTACGGACTGCCGATGATGGAGTACGTAAAAGACCCGCAGCAGATCATCGTCGATTCTATGTCGCGTCGCATCGACCTTCTTAAAAAGCACGATCGGATTACATTGGGAAGCAAGGCCGAGAAAGCAAACAACGCCCAACTTCCCACCACGCTTCGCGACCTTGACGATGGTGACGTGCTCTACGTGGATGATGTAGGGTCCGCGTTCCGCGAGTTGCAGTGGGGCAGCGTGCCGAATGACCAGTATCAAGTTGAAGCCGACGCACAGCGTTACGAAGCCCACATCATCGAAGTCGCAAGTCGCGATGCGGATACTGCCACCGAGGCTTCGATCTTTGCAACAGAGGCCCAGATCAACCGCGAGTGGCTTCAGGTTTCCGTGCAAGGCTGTTATCAGTGGATCATCACCAACACCTTCAGCATCATCGCTGATGACCGATACACGCCGAACAACCACATGGTAAATACTTCACCAGATGGGGAGTCGCCAAGGCTTACTGCGCTGGAGGGGTGGTGGTTCCGTGGGCGGCGTCGCGTCGAAATTGAGACTGGAAGCATGCAGCCCCTGGTCGAGCAGCTTGAACGTGATGACACGCTGGGCCTGTACGATCGGATCATACAGCTGCCAGAAGTGGACAGGCCCGGAGCCATCAAGATGATGGTCAAGGCGTTCCGGTTTATGGACCCGGAGAAGATCCTCAAAGACGATGCGAATACTGACGCAGCCACGGCAGCGCAGATGGAGCATCAGATCTTGATGTCTACGGGACAGATGCCGCCGCCAGTGCCTGGGCAGGACAACACGACGCACTTCCAGATGCACAACGAGTTCTTGCAGCAAATCGTTCCACAGATCCAGGCCGGGCAGATGCCGGTCACGGTATTCCAAGCCGTTCAAGCGCACAACCAGCAGCACGAGCAACTCGAAACGCAGGCAGGTGGGGCATTAGGCTCCCCGGCAATGGTGTCGATGGATGGCCCCTTCAACCTCCAGGGGCAGGTCCAGTCGAATGCCCAGAAGATCTCGTCAACCATTGAGCAGAATGCCGGGGAGGTGAGATTTTGATGGGCGTGATGCGGCCACCCGCACGCCGTAGAAACAAAAGACCCCAAGCCTCGCACCCTGCCCACCTTGCAGCAGTTGCGGGCCTTGGGTGTATCATCTGCGGTAGACCGGCAGAGTGCCATCACGTTCGGCAGATGTCTGGAATGGGATTGCGTCCTTCAGATCTGGATGCGATCCCGCTATGCCCCGATCACCACCGGACGGGTGGGTATGGAACAGCGGTCCACGCGGGACGCCGAGCATTTGCCAGGAACTTTGGAAGCGAATCCGATCTCCTTAATCAAACCCGACAGCGTCTCATTGGAGATGGCTGAGAAGCAGGAGGAAACCGATGCCACGCCACGACTGGATATGTGAGGACTGCGACGCGGTGGCCGAAAACATTATCCACCGGCTCGGTCACGTACCCGGCCAGATTGGATGTTCTTGTGGCGGCAATATGCATATTCATTTCGGGAGGATACGTGTCAATGGTCACTGGGACGACCAGAGGCACAACAAGATGTACGGGAAAGAGTACCACAACGGCTTCGGCTGCGTCGTTGAATCGTACGAACACAAGCAGCAGCTGCTCAAGGAGCACGACGTCTCCGAGGCGGCTGACCCCGTGGGCGGTAGTCGATCCTGGCGGGACCAGACGCCGGACAATAGGCAGACTGCAAGCCCGGATGTGTCGGGTGCCATCGAGATGACGGAAGAAGAGTACACCGAATTCAAGAAGCAAAACGGTTGACACGTTAAACCAGTTTCCATAATGTTGGAGGTATGTAATGGCAGAAGAACTCGAAGGAACCCCCGCTGCCGCCGAAGGCACACCAGATGCAGGGACCACAAGTTCGGGCGATGCGATATCGCAGGCGTTTGACCCCGAACCGGCACCCCAGCAGACGGACCCGCAATCGGCCGAGGGCACGCCAAAGGAGTTCGATCCGTCCCAGCTTAATGTTCGAACCAGCACAATAGATGACGTTCCCGAGGATCTCCGATCCTACTATGAACCCATCTTCCGGCTGGCACACGAACTCGAAGCAGGGGCGACCAAGCGCGACCAAGATCTCCAAGAGCAACTCCGCACGTCGCGAGAGCTTGAGGATGACTGGCGCAACCGAATCCAGGAGTTGGCAACCGGGCAAGGTGCCGATCCTCGGGTTGAAGATCAGCTTGGCGAGATGACTCCCGAACGTAGGGAGGGCATCGAGATCGTCAACAAGCTCATTTCGCAAGAACTCGGTCCCATCCAGCAGCAGTTGGCAAAGGTCGACCAGATCGCACAGGCGGTCCAGTCGATCCAGCAACACAGCCAGAGCCAGGAAACAAACCGGATCTCCGGCGAAGTTGCTGAAGCCCGAGGAAAGTACGGCGGTGACGTAGACAACTACGGATCGCAGATCTCCGCACTTGTCAATGTCAGCAACCCCGTAACCGGTCAGCCATACACCGTGACCCAAGCTTATGAGCTTGTCTCTGGAAAGGCCGTCGAGAACTCGCAGAACATGCGGGCCAATGACCAGGCCGTCCGGACCCAGATGAAGCAGCAGATCGGAAGCCCGTCCACGACGCCCCCGCCCGTCAATGCTAACCCATTGACTTCTACCGAAGTTCGCTCGGGGATGAGCGAACTTGGTTTTGAGCCGTAGTCATAATGGGCTGCGGCTGGGGAAACGCACATGGCCGCTACATCATCTACAGAAACTTGGGATGCCGCCTGGACCCTTACGATGCGGGCGCATCGCAAGCGCTTAACCGATAATATTTTCGACGAATACCCGACCTTGCAAATGCTCCGAGAAGCTGGCAATGTCGAGATTGAATCCGGCGGCAAAGAGATCAAGGAAGATCTCCTCTACGCCAAGAACAGCGCGGAGTGGTTCGACAGTTACGACACGCTGAACACGGATGCCGTTGATGGCATCACTGCTGCCTTCTTTCCCTGGAGGTACATCGCAGTTCCGATCACCGTGTCAATGACGGAAGAGATGGAGAACCGCAAGTCGGACGCTGCTGTCAAGCTGCTTGCCGCAAAGACCGAGCAGTCGATGAACACAATCCGAGACACGGTTAATGCCGCGATTTACGGGGCGCAGTCTGGCAAGTCGATTCTCGGTCTCCAGGACATCGTCGCGGACAATCCCACCTCGGGCACTCTTGGCGGCATCAACCGCGCCAACGAGTCCTGGTGGAGAAACGAAGCCGACTCAACGTCCACAGACTTTGACAGTGCGTCTGCCCCCTCCTATGCTGGCATCAAGCTCCTTTCGCAGGAGTACAACAACGCCAGCGAAGGCAACGTCCAGCCCACCGACATCTTCACCACCCTGACGCTCTTCACGCAGCTACAGGACATCCTTGAGGGCACTGGATACCAGCGCTTGACCTCGAACCGAAGCCCGTTCGATGCTGGCTTCCCTGCCTTCCGCAAGGCCGTGGTGAAGTACGACAGGGACTGCTCCAGTCAGCATATGTATGTGCTGAACCGGAACACGCTGAAGCTGAAGATCCAGGCGGGGTTGAACTTCTCCAAGACTCCATTCAAGGAGCCGTTTAACCAGCTTGCCAAGGTCGCGTTCGTGGTCCTTGGGGCGCAGCTTACGACCAACGAACCTCGGCGCAACTCGTCTCTGTCTGTGCTGACATAAGCGACGCAGGCAACGCGTGCTGTAGTATTTGCATCGTTAAAACAATTACACCCCGGCAGTTCGGAGGGGCAGGAGGCAATGCGGCCCCCTGTTTCGTTAATCAGCGACCTACGTTTGGAGGTAGGAAATGCGACGACTTGGCGCAGCAGTATCAGAGACGTACACGGCGGCACAATATCCGAAGTATGCAGAACTCGGTGAGCTTCGGTACAACGGAGGCAACGTCTACGAGTTCGTTCTGTTTGTCGATCTCGACACCGAAGTTGGAGACGTGGTGTATCCCGCCTCCACCACCGGGACGTCGGTGAGCATCGACTATACGGGCGGCTCAAGCCTGTCGGCAAAGGGCAAAGGCTTCAGCGTCGCCGCCGTAGATATTTCCGAGAAGCCTTACGGATGGATTCAGCGTGCCGGTGTACACTCTGCTGTTCGGACGGACGGTGGAGTCTCTGCTGGCGAAGCTGTCATCGGACATTCGGTTGACGGGGAAGTCGACACGATGGCTGATGGCGAAGAAGAGCTTGTGGTCGGGTTCGCACTTGCCACTGATGGCGGATCGCCCACGACTTCGGCTGTGCAGATTCACGGCTGCTTGTAAACGCACACCGGGCGGTGTGTGTGGGGACAGGGGGGAGATTTCGAGGCCCCCCCTGTCCTCCGAAGAATGTTCGGAGGGGCATTTTTCACAACCCGAACACGGAGACATGGCAATGGCAGAAAACAAAGCCCGCAGCAACCCTCTTGCAGAACTCAGGACGGCCATCACGCAGGCTTCGCCAGAGGAACGGCGGGAGCTTGCCAAGGAGCTTGGCCTTGGGCAGCGCGTTGGAGCACCAAAGCCCCGCCCTCGGCGTGCGGAAACAAACGAAACGGTTAGAGAGCTTTCGCGTATCTCTGGCGGGGCATCGTCTGTCGTCACGAAGGGTCCGGCCCCTGCTCCTTGGATTGTTGAAGTGGGTGGGGGAGCCAACCTCGACAAAGAAGGCAACGAGCTTCCAGCAGAAGCAGCATGGAAGGACAACTGGGCCGTGGAGATGTTGCGAGACCGGTGGCTTGCAGGAAAGCCGCCCCTCCCGAATGCCGAGGCTTATCTGCGGGAGCGGCAATCTCAAGGGCACTACGAGACAACCATCGACGCCCAGGGTCACGCCCAGGTTGAAGGCTTGGCAGCAGAAGCACTGAATGCCAGCACGAACTAAATATGGGCAGTCGATTACCGGCGACCTCAGTGTCACCGGCAATCTCGATGCGTCAGGATTCACGGGGAATGGCGACCTAATCGTATTCGAGCGTCTGTTTGTTCAGGAGCGCTCATCCAACCCCGATGATCCACCGGAGGGAATGGCCGTGATGTGGATGTCTGACGGGACAGGCGACGGGGATGACGGTGACATCCTGATGAAGGTCACGGCAGGGGGAAGTACGAAAACGGCCACGCTTATCGACTTCAGTGCTGTTTAGGCCGGTCACGACAAACCCAAAAGGGCCACCACCTTGACTCTACTCAAGTGCCTCCAGCTTGGCCTCCAGAAGGCCGGGTTGTCGCAGAGTTCCTCGACCTTTCAGGACACGGCGCGGGACTATTTCAATATCGGCATCAAAGAAGTTGCCACGATGCACGATTGGCGCTGGCTCTACAAGGAAGCCACGATCAGCGCCGGGTCTTCCACCAACGACTACGATCTGGCTGACGGCGTCCTGAAGCCTCTGGCGTTCAGGACCACAACGAACAACTACGTTCTCAAGATCGTTGACAACTTCGAGATTGACTGGAATGACCCGGACGAGAACGAGACTGGAAACAGTGACTTCGTCGCAGCGGCACGGTGGAATACGACGAGCGGGGTCTGGGAGGTTCGGTTCTATCCCGCCCCGAGCGCCAACGACACAATCAAGTATCGGTATGTGGCATACCTTACGGACTTCACCAGCGCAAACGACAGCAGCCAGACAGACGTCCTGGGGATTCCTGACTGGATCGCAACGGCTATGGTACATTACATCGCATCAAAGCTCCAGGGCGTGTACGGTGACTTCGAAGGCCAGGCGCAGGACGACCAGATCTTCCGCCAAATGATTACCAATCACATTCTGTCAGACTCGGAAATCGACGGAATAGATGGACACAAGACAAGGCTCCGAAGGCGGGACCGCTTTGGAACCACTTTCGATTTTAACGCTCAACAAGGATCATTGGCGTGAGTGCCTCGGAACTGAAAGCAGCGGCGAAAAAAACACTGCTCGATCTTGAAATGATTGCACAGGTCTACCCGGAAACCCTTGAGCCGATAAGGGACTACATCGCCTTACTTGAAAGTCCGGCTGGAGCGAAGAAGCCAAAAAAGGCGAAGAGGGTAAAGAAGTAGATGCCAGTCCACGGTGAAAGCGTCCAGCTTGGTCCCTGGACAGGTGGCGTTAACTATGCCGTCCCTGCCGAAGACCTCGGGCCGAACGAAGTTTTTCAAATGGAAAACTGTCGGATAGGTGTAGGTGGCGAGGTCTTGAAGCGACGAGGGTCGACGCCGTTCAACTCGTCGGCGCTTGTTGCTGGACAAACAATCACGTCGATAGGTGAGCACCGGTTCAGCGCATCGAGCACGAAAGACTTTGCCACCTGCGGTACCAAGTTCTTTGAAGGTAATGGGTCCGGATCATATACCGACCGCACCGGCAGTCTGACGATTACTGGCGGCGACAACAACACATGGGTGTTCGCAAATGGCAAGGGTACCCTCTTCGGACATAACGGAGTCTCGGGAGACTCGTTGATCAAGTGGGCATCTGCTGGCGGGAACATTGCCGCGTGGGACGTCGACAGCAGATTCACAACCGCAAAGACTGTCGAGTTCTGGGATAACCGGGCGTGGGCTGGCAACCTGTCTTCCGGTGTGGATCGAGTGTGGTATTCTAACCTCGCAGATATTGAGACGTTCGGCGCAAACAACTTCTTTCAACTCGGAGAGGATGTCACTGCTGTCAAGCGATTCGGAAATGCGCTTGCCATGCACACCGAAAACTCGATTCACCTCCTCTTGCCTACCGGCAACGCATCTGTCCCATACCGTCGAGTCCAGAGGGCCAATGCCGGAACAATAGCGCGACGCGCCATACAGACCGTGCAGATCCCGGAGTTCGGGGAGGTGCAGATCTTCGTCCGAAGGGATGGGGTCTATCTGTTCAACGGAGACTCGACGCAAAAGGTCAGCTGGAAGCTGGACGGCGAAAGATTCTGGGACGACCTGAACCAAGCGCAGCTTGACGAGTGCTTTTCGATACAATATCCAAAACGGAATGAGATATGGTTCTGGGTGCCGAACGGAAGTGCATTGCAAACAGAGTTCAATCAAGCAATCGTGTATGACTACATCCGGCAGATCTGGTATGGACCGTTCACGGATACCAACCGCAACTGTGCTGGCATTATCTCTCGGCAACTCTACGCTGGAGGATATGACAACGGGATTGTCTACAACCAGGATGTTGGATTGCACGACGATGCGAGTGGTTCTGCCGATACCGCCATTGCCGCTTTCTTCGATACCGCAGCCGCATCTCCTCGAAACATTGAACAGGTCGAGAGGTGGCGATACCTGCGCTCTGCTTATGACGTGCAGTTCGGGGGGAACTACAACCTCAACATCACGTATTTCGCCTCCGGCATTGTGGGCGAGCTTACCACTGTCAGTCAGTCCGGGGACTTCGACCAGATCGAGATCGACTTCAGAATTGCCACATCGACAATCGCAGGCGAAGGATCGCTGGCGTCTGAGGACATAACCCTGTCGGGTTACGACCCGAGCATTCGGGTTCGGTACCAGAACTCGTCATTGGATGAGGACTTCAAGCTCCGTAGAGCCGTAGCTGTTTACACCCCACTGGGTCGTCGCCGCAAACCGAAATCTGGAGTTTATTAATGCCTTTCGGACTCTCACAACGCGAATACAACGCATTCACTGACGACCAGAAGCGCCAGCAGTCGAGGTGGTGGCGTAGTCTGTCACCCGCCGACCAGCGAAAGGCCGCTGGCATGCCCGAAGGCACCAGTTCACAAACGGCCAACCCACAAAAAGGCGGGATGTTTGCGCCGGGACTGTCGACCCAAGTTTATTGGGGCACTGCGAAGCAACAGGAGCGTTCGGGAGGAAGCCAGGCAAGGCAGGCACCGGAAGGGTTCGGGGCAACTCCACCAACACTGCCCGACGATCCGCTTGTTGAAACGATTTCGAAGACCAGCCAAGCGATTCAGAACAACCCGGAGGTACAGGTCGAGTCTGATTTCCAGAAACTCCTGAGACTTGCCAAAGATCCGAAAGCAAACGCAGCAGCCTTGGAAGAGATGGGGGCTGTGGAAACCAAAGCGGAACCGGTACAGGTCGAGTCTGATTTCCAGAAATTGATGAGACTCGCCAAAGACCCCCAGGCAAATGCGTCAGAACTGGAAGGAATGGGAGCGGTCTCCACGGCGTCCCCGAATCCTTCGCCAGCTACAACGACACCGCAGCAGCAGGGACCGCCACAAGGGTCAGACGTTTTTACGAATCTTCTTAACTTCGCGCAGAGCACTGACCCGACAGAGGGCGAAGGTTTTGTGCGTGCGATACAGGCTGGTGGAAACCAGACCGGGCAGGCGGGAACAAACATGCTGCGCCAGGTCATTGATTCCAGTCCGGAGCAGCAGCAGGCAGCAGTTCGCAATATGGGGCAGTTTTTCCCTCCCCCAAAACCACCCCCGACAGCAGGAGGAGGAGCGCCACCGCCAGGAGGAGGAGGGGGATTACCACCAGTAGGAGGGGGTGGGCCGCTACCGACAGGAGGAGGGGGATCACCGCCGACAGGGGGAGGATCGCCGCCGACAGGAGGAGGGGGATCACCGCCGACAGGAGGGGGCCCACCGCCGCCACTGGCAGGGGGAGGTCCACCGCCGCCACCGACAGGGCCTCCGGTTCAGCCGATCCCGCCATCCACCCCACTCGGCACAGGTGCGGGTCCGCTCCAACAGGCGGCACTTGGGCAGCTTCAGCAATTTACCGGACAGCAACTTGGACCGGCCCAGTCATCGGCACAGGTCGCAGAGCAGCAGCGTCGCATACAGTCGCAGGCACTGGATCAGCGCCTTGAGGATGTGCTGAACCAGCGCATCTCTGGCCTTGGGCAGAACGACGCAATCACGCAAGGACGCCTTGCTGATTTTGAGTCGCAGAGCGGTCGCAACAGAGCGCAACTCGAAGAGGATCTCAACCGCCTCGGCATCCTGACAACCGGCGGTGATACTGCCGACCAGTTGCAGGAGTTTGTAACTGGCATGGAGCGCGGACGCCAACAAATTATCGGAGAGGGTCAAGCGCGACAGGAAAGGGCATTTCAGGATGCTCTCGGCCTGTTACAGAGCCGAAGGCAAGACCTTGGGCTTCAGCTTGGGTCGGAGCAAACAGACCGCGATCTCGCCCTGCGGCAGGTTCTCGGGCTTGGAGGATTGCAGCAGGACGAGAGTCAATTTGGTCGCGACCTTGCACTCCGGCAGGAGTTGGGGCGTGGTGGGTTGGGCTTGCAGCGCGATGACCTTGCGCTTCGCAGTGAACTGGGGCGCGGGCGGCTTGGCCTGGACGAAGAGCTTGGCCGTGGTCGCCTTGGACTTGAGGGAAGAGATCTCGACCTCCGGACAGAACTCGGGAGAGGTCAACTCGGGGTTTCCAGAGATGACCTTGCACTTCGATCAGAGCTTGGAAGGGGTCAGCTTGGGTTGGGCCGTGACAGGCTTGGATTGGACCGTGAACTCGGACAAGGGAGACTCGGACTGGGCAGAGATCAGCTGTCCCTCGATGAAGAGCTTGGACGGCTGCGCTCCGATCTTGGCTTCCAGCAGTTGGGGCTGGGGCGCGAACAGCTTGGCGCACAGGTTGCGCGTGACCAAGCCGCCGACGCCCGTGCTGCCGACCAGTTGGGGCTGGGGTACGACCAGCTTGGCGCACAGATTGCGCGTGATCGCGCAGCCGATGCCCGTCGCGCGGAAGAGATAGGTATCAGTAGAGGCGACCAGGCTATTCAGAGGCGTGAAGCCGGTGACAAGAGATTAGGAAAAGCTCTCGGTGGGCTTGGGGGCATGGCTGAAAGGGTCGCAGGACTTCTTCCTGGTGGGGGCATTGCTTCAAAGGTGCTTAAAATATTCAGCGATGAAGCACTGAAAGACGAACTGCGGCCCGTGCCTGAAGACCAGCTTCTGGAGACGTTGAAATCTGTTCCAGTTCAAACGTGGAAATATAAAGGCGAGAATGAATACCACATCGGGCCAACGGCGCAAGACTTCTCCAAGCTTGGATTCGACACAGGAGACCGTCCACGCACGATTGACATGGCCGATTATATCGGCGTCGCCCTTGGTGCCGTGAAAGCTCTGGATGCCAAGATTCTCGCAGAGAAGGAACACAAATGGTTCGAGGGTTAATCAATGAGCTTTCTTGATGCACTTGGGGCTGTTGGTCGTGGCGCAGCCGCTGTTGGTCGTGGCGCAGCCGACTTTAGTGAAGGTGTAAGGAAGGTCGCCGTTCCCCGCGATACTCAAGACTTTATGAGGAAGATCGCCGCCGCTTCTGCTGCGGGGGATGTTGACGAGCAGTTGAGAATCATCCAGAATGCCAGCGAATATGTGATGCCCGAAGCTCTCCAGAAAGCTTCGGAGAACGCGAGATCAGAAAGAGAGCTTCAGCGCACCCAGGCAGACGCAGACAGGTTAAGACAGCTACAGCTTGCCACGGCACAGACAGACGCAGATAAATCATCGCTTGACCTTGCAACGCGCCTGGGTGGCGGCGAAGGGTTCGGGGTGGAGGCGATGAGCCAGCTTCAGCGTGATATCGAAGCGGGCACCGTTAAAGAGCCAGACATCTTTAGCAGACTGATGGAGAGGGCACGGGAGTCTGGAAGGGTCGAAGATGCGCTGGCCCTTGAGAGGCGTGGCCTGACTGCTGATGTCTTAGGCAAGGAAAGGGCAACGGAGCTTTCCAAGATCAATCTCGACCAGGAAGAGCTTACGCTCGAAGAACTTCAAAACGTCAAAAAGGCCAGACAGCAGATAAACGAAGCAATGCTCGTGGGTGACTCGGGGGTCGCTTCGAGGATAGCTCGAATCGCGGGACTTGATAAGCTCGCCGACTCTCTTTCTGGTGCCGATTTCAGCAAGGACCGCGTTGGTGCCGAAAGTGGCCTAAGAAAAGAATACACGGCATTGAACAAAGAATTTATTAAGGTCCGAGACTCCTATTCTCGCATCCTGACGACAATCAACAGCGACATCGGGACGTCCGAAGGAGGAGTGGAGGGATCTGCCGCCGGTGATCTTGCGCTGATCTTTAACTACATGAAGATGCTTGATCCCGGTTCCGTAGTGCGCGAATCGGAGTTTGCAACGGCGTCTAACACTGGCTCCATTCCGCAGATCATATGGGCGAGATACAACAAGATGCTTAACGGTGAAAGGCTGACGGCCGGACAGCGACAAGGGTTCATACGACAGGCACAGGCTCTTTATGCGTCTCAGCTTGGCGGTCATCGAGGTACGGTGGACACCTTCGCGGGTATTGCGGAGCGCTCGGGGCTTGATGTTAGCAATGTCGTGTTCGATATAGAACAGACGGAATTTGTCGAGCGACTTCAGAAAAACGAAATGGACCCCGAAAGCGAAATCGCGAAAGGGTTCTCCAGTGTCACGCAGGGCCAGATGGGACAATTTAACAAGGCGCTTCAGAGGAATGTGGGTGGCGGTGGTGGGGGTCTTCCGACCGACCCGAGTGTGGGAGACACCTGGACTCTCGATGATGGATCCGTGGCAGTCTTCAACGGAAACCAGTGGGTAATAACTGATGGCGACACTTGAACAACTGAACGCCGCACTTCGGAAACCCGCAGGACAGGTTACGAAACCCGCAGGACCGGTTACGCTCGAATCGCTTAACGCGGCACTGACCCGGCGCCCTGCTTCGCCAGCCACGATCGACACGGCCAGCGTTGACACGCCAGATTCCACTGGCGCTGTTCAGGCCGGAATGGGGGGGGACTTCCTTTCTGCGCTGTCGGGCGCCGGGGAATTCGTGGGTTCGCTTCCTGTCCCGCTCCTGAGCACGTCCGAGGAAATTAGAAGCGAGTTTGCAAACAGAACCGGACTCGACCCCGATGCCCCACTCGCCCAAGGATTCCGGGTTCGCGACATCGGAGAGTCGGCGTCGAACATCGGAAGCGATCTTGCTGGATTTGCCTCGGGTATCCATCAGATGGTCAACCCCTTTGCGGACACGCAAGGCGTAGACGAAGAAGGCAACCCCATCACGATTGAAGATGGTGGTGGTCCCTTAGACGCGTTGCTCGGTATTGGTGGGGCTCTGACACAAAACCCGGGAGGCACGCTTGAAGCCATCGGAGGCGCTCCGGCCCTTGCGATGCGAGTGCTTGCGGGTGATCCGACTGCGTCTGCAAAACTGCGAGAGGAACTCGTCAAGCATCCGGCAACGACTGGTTTCGATGTCGTCCCACAGGGTGCCGTCGTGAAGAACCTCGGCAAGTTGGGAGAACTTACTGACCTCTCGCGTCTCCCGGCTGGAGCAAGCGGGTTTGGCCTTCATTTGGCACAGAATCTCATTGAAGACGCGGGGGCTTTGCCTGACGTCATCGGCAGGGGCGTCTCTGCGGTGAAGCGCACGTTGGTCGGTGACGATGCCCTGAACCGGATTGCTGACGCTTCGGTTGGAGTATCTTCCGGAGTGCAGGATGCGGCGGGAGTGGTACGGCGCAGGGCGAGGGAGGGTGACAACACAAAGATCGTGAAAGGGTTCGGGTCAGAGGACCTGGAGGACGTTGGCACCCTGACGAACAAGCTGAAGAACATAGTTTTCGGTGCTGTGCCTAACAAGGCCAACGACATCTACGAAACGAACTTCAAAAGCCTGAAGCTCAAGGACGCGAATAAGCCCCTCGACTTCAATGCTCCGCGCATCAAGATGTTCGATACGCTTCGCAATAAGTTCGGCATCGACGCAAGAGGGTTTGCCGATGGAGAAACGGTTGTCAATTCTTGGGCTGGCGCTCATGCATTGATTCGAGACAACCCTACCGCACAGAGGCACATCAACGAAGCTATTGCAAAGATCGACGCGATGCGCGAGAGGTATAAAGGTCTTCAGCTGACAGAAGACAAGTCGAGGGGTGGCCTTACCGGGACGCGAAAGGTTAAGACCGGCAGAGAAACAACCTACACGCTCGAAGAAGTGAAGGACGACCTCGACGGGCTTCGCGAAACACAGTTCAAGAAAAAACCTGGCGTGAATATGAAATGGGCGAAGAAGGTTGTTGACGATCTTGTCACTAACGTCAGAAGGGAATTAGGCGACAAGCTCGACGGGTTCGATGATATGCAGGCGGCACGAGAGCTGACATTCAAAGAAACCGACAAGCTGATTGAAGCTTTCTTCGGGAACAACCCCAAGGCTCTCCGTGACAAGTGGAAGTCCGAAGGTGACATCCTCGTTCCAGATCAGGCAAAGTCGCGAGTCGAACAACTGCTTGCGCCCAAGGACACGCACGTCGCAAGGAAGAAGGTGGCGCAGGCTTACCAAGATTTCGTCAAGAAAGAGTTTGATATTGACATCGATATTGAGAAGGCTGTGGCACAGGTCAGGCTGGCGGGTGACGCACCGAAGGGCATAGCGCGTGCGGGGCTTGCTGGAGGACTCGTGGGAGGGGGGACGTGGGCGTTTTTCGGCCTTGCGGGTCCGCTGGCTATCGCCCCGCTGTTGGGCGGGATGTTAATGACGTCTCCGCGCATCGTCGGACAGTCGTGGAGAGCACTCGGGATGGCGCAAGGGAAGGTAGACAAGCTTGTCGATGGAATGAAGCGGGGCCGTCAGTTTCTCAGGGAGAAGGGGCTTGAGGCGCGAGTCATCGATGCTATGACCATCAACGAAATGATCTCCCGCAGTCTTCGTGACCGGGGAGATATACTTACTGAGATTGCAACACCCGGAGCGCAACCGGAGGAATAAATGGGAACGATTAGCAGACAATACACCTTTGCGGCAGGAGCCATCCCCACGGCTGGCAATTGGAATGCCGACTGGGATCAAATCCTGACCCTGGTGAATGGACAACTCGACAGGTCAAACGTTGACAGTACCTCGTCGGACGGCATTGGCGTGTTGAATGTCAACCAGACGTGGACCGGAAATCAGACACATACGGGCACCACGCAGTTGTCGAACACTCTGACGGTGGGCGTGGACGGGACCGGACATGATGTGAAAATGTTCGGGGATACTGCTGGAAAGTATCTGCTGTGGGACGAAGGCGAAGACACGCTACAGCTTGTGGATAACACCAACCTGACATTCGGCACAGGAGCGGATGCCGACATTTTCTATGACGGCACAGATTTGAACATCTCCCCTGCCGTGGTTGGGTCTGGCGACATCGTGGTCAACGGTGCGTCGATGGAGTTCGCAGACTCCGAGGGCGTGACGTTCGGGACGGGCAAGGACGCGACGATACAATATGACGGCACCAATCTTGTTATCTCGCCTGCTGCTGTAGGGTCAGGAGACGTTTCAATTTCTGGTGGTGGCATCAAGTTGGCCGATAGTGAGTCGTTGACTCTTGGAACGGGCAGTGATGCTACAGTTCAATTCGACGCGACCAATCTGGTATTCAACACAGCGGGCTACCACTCGTTCACCGGCGGCGATGTTCATATTGGCAACGGCCAGGGACTTATTGTAGGACATACAGCGCAAGAGACAATATCAGCAGGAGATGGCTCGACCGATCTTGTGCCAGAGGTACAGATTCTCGGCACCACTCAGGCCGATGCGTCGTTGATGCTTGCAGCGTTCTCGACCACCGCCACCCGTGCGGCTGCACCTACCGTTGCGCTGGTCAAATCTGGGGACGCCGCCATTGACGGTACCCATGTCGTAGTGACAGACGATGAGGTCCTCGGTTCGATCATAGCATACGGTGACGATGGCACTGACCTGGAATCACCAGCGGCGGCGATAGAGTTTGCCGTGGATGGTACACCGGGAACTGGAGATATGCCGGGACGTATGGCATTCTACACAACCACCGATGCGGGGGAGACGCTATCTGAGCGGATGCGGATTGACAATGCGGGCCGTGTTACCAAACCCACGAACGTGAGTTTCTCGCTGACGATGGCGTCTACTGCGCCGTCGAACGTCACGGGCGACGGGACTCAATATACGGTCGTCTGGAATTCGGAAGTTTACGACACGGGGAGTAATTGCAGCAGTGGAGTATTCACGGCTCCGGTTGCCGGGAGGTATCTGCTGTCGGCAAACTGTCAGGTGTATGGATGGTCAGGCGCGGGCGCTACGGACTTCACTATCACCATAGCCACATCCAATAGGAATTATAACGGCTACACTCTGGGCGATATTTCGGAGGGTGCATCCAACGGAGGACACTGCATCAGCGTGGTCGCGGACATGGATGCTGACGATACGGCCCACGTTATTCTTTACGGTGGCGGCGGGTCGAAAACACTGTCAATGAATTACAGCGCAGTGGCCAACTGGTTCCAAGGCTACCTGCTCGGCTAAGGGGGGACATGGTGACAATCACGGTAGAAATTTCTGACGTCGATGCTCTCGCACTGAAGAACGACATAATTGACATAGATGACTGGGTGCAGGGTGCTGTGGCTGGAAAGATTAGCAGTTGTAAAAAAAGAATGATTCAGGCGGGAACCGCCGGGATGGTCGCAGATCCAGATTACACTGATGCCATCCCGTCCGATGAGGATGACCTGGTAAAACTCATTGCGTCAAGAACAAAGGACCGTGCTGCGCGCGATGCTGAAGGGCGATAGCGTATGGGGGGTGTGTATATGACCTTGGAAGATCTGGAGCAACAGGCGGCAGAGATACAGACACAGTTAAACGAGCTTGGCATGGATCTGATCCGCAAGAACGCGCAGGGCGTGAAGCTTCTTACGCAGCGGGAGCTTATCGTCATCAGGATCGAGAACGGGGACTACGAGTTTGAAATCCCCAAGTCTATCGACGCCCCGATTGGCGATAAAGTCATCGACAACGACGCATAAACGGAGGGCCTGACAATGGAATGGATCACAGGGAACTGGGAATACGTATTGGCCGCATTCTACGTGGCGGAGAAAATCGTGAAGCTTACGCCGACGGACAAAGACGACATCCTGTTCGATATG